CTATAGATGACGAAGAAGTTGAACAGATTGTCACCATTCAAGATATTATCAATATTGTAGAATCTAAACTATAATAGTTTTAATGTATCTCAATATGTCAGATCATGATATCTTAGATCATGTCATTTCACTCCACCCTAATCCAAAGACAGTGATCGACATAGGAGCGTACTATTGCGGCTGGTCAAATTATATGGCTGATCAATTGCCCGATGCCACTGTGTATGCTGTCCAATCTCCCAATCCAAACAAACTCAATCATATCAAAGACACAGACCAAGGAGAAAATTCACAGCACGACATAGATGATTGGAAAAAAATTATGAAAGATATGTTGCCTACACAGTATCATGAATATTATGATTTCAATCTATTTGCTGAACAGGTCAACAAAAGACCTAATGTGATAGGAATTTTAGATCAAAGTCCTATGTACAACTGGCAAATCAACTATGACATATGTATGATAACAATTTCAAAAGATTACAATGAAAATTTTACACAATACAAATATTGGCGTGAGTATGCCAATCCCAACGGCATATTGCTATTAGCTGCATACCAACCATTAGATAATGACTGCTACGATGGCCCATTACAAACCAGAGATGATTTCATAAATGCTGTGAAAACACTAGATCCCGATGTGATCGATTATGACGGCACATACATTATAAATAAAAGTACAAGATGAACTTTTTTGAACTAGAAGATTTTGTTAACCCAAAAGCTGGTGATGTATTAACCTTTGAGTTTGGCGACGAACTATCAGTTGATACTCCTATCATAGATGTCAAAGATGACAATATTCTAATCTACACCGATGAAAGCACAGGCAGACTGTTTAATGACCTAGAAGAAGCAGAATACAGAGGCAGAAAAGTCAAACTGGGCAAACCCATGCGTGGCGATGTCAAAAAGTTCAAAGTGTATGTAAGAGATCCCAAAACCAAAAACATTAAAAAAGTAAACTTTGGTGATCCCAACATGCGAATCAAAAAATCCAACCCTGCTCGCAGACGTTCGTTCAGAGCAAGACACAACTGTGCCAACCCAGGACCAAGAACCAAAGCAAGATATTGGTCTTGTCGTAAGTGGTAAGCAACACAGAAACTCACGAAGACATTGCTTGGTTAAACACTGATCCACAAGACATTTGGATATTTGATAAACTGATCCTTGCTAGACGTTTAGGATATGTGTGTGGACCCACAGGTGTTAATGTACCCAAAGATGGATTTTACATTGTAAGACCTACCACTAACTGTATAGGCCTTGGGATAGGCACTTCAATCCAATGGCTTACTGTCGAAGGCTGGACTGATCATCTTGCGCCTGGAACATTTTGGTGTGAAATATTTGAAGGCGATCATATTTCTGTTGACTATGAGTGGGGTGAACCAATTCTCAGTGTTCAAGGTTTCAAACCAGAACAAACATTTGTCCGCTGGGATCGTTGGATCAAAACCGATACAGTTCACCAAGTGCCGGAAATTTTAAAACCACTGACTGAAAAATATCGCTGGATGAACTGTGAGTTTATTGGCGGAAAACTAATTGAAGTACATCTAAGAAGAAATCCTGATTTTGATTGGGGCAACACCGAGTTCATTCCAGTGTGGCAAGGCCAAGCTCCAACTCCTCCTCCTGGTTATAGATATGTTGACTGTCCAGAACAACACAAACGTATCGGTGCTTGGATAAAATAAATATTTTATATGAAACTTCATGAACTTGGTATTGCTGTCCGCAAACAGATGTCTTCACCTCAATCAGCAGGATCAAGAGGACTAAGGCACAACAAGTTTAGTCCGTCTAAAAGATATTTTGATTCGGTGGCCAACAAAATTAAAACCAAAAAAACCATTAGACAAAAGTAATTTTTTACTTTATAATTCTTTATAACAAGGAGATCCTTATGAAAACACTTAACACAGAAGAACAAGCAAAGATTAAACATGTCATTGAAAGTGGTATCAAAGTCAAACAAGAAGTCAAAGATCTATCAGACGGTTTGAGAGATACAGTCAAAGCAGTGGCAGAAGAACTAGAAATAAAACCAGCACTGCTGTCAAAAGCAATCTCAGTAGCATTCAAAGAATCACTGGCTGCAGAAAAACATGACATTGAAGAACTCGAAGAACTATTGGCTGTGGCAAAAAAGGCTTAATGAGTTACGTAGACGCCTTATTTGATCGAGACACAGACAAGATATCTGTGGTTGAGCGAGTCAAAGGTGAAAGACGATATGTCGAATATCCTGCTCGCTATGTGGCGTACTATGATGACCCAAAAGGCAAATTCAAATCAGTGTATGGCACTCCGGTGTCAAGAATAGCAACCAAGTCAGGCAAAGAATTCAAACGTGAAGTTCACATGCAATCAGGCAAACGACTGTATGAATCAGACATCAATCCCATATTCCGTTGTTTGGAAGAAAACTATCTTAACAAGGATGCTCCAGATCTACAAGTAGCATTTTTTGACATTGAGGTGGACTTTGACCCTAACAAGGGTTATGCCAAACCTGCAGATGCTTGGGCACCAATCATCTCAATCACTGTGTATCTACAATGGCTGGATCAATTGATATCATTGGCCATACCTCCCAAAGATTTTCCAAATCCAGAAATAATTGAAAAAGAATTTGAAAACACCATGCTGTGTGAATCAGAAGCAGACATGTTGGACAAGTTTATCATGTTGATAGAAGATGCTGATGTGTTAAGCGGATGGAACTCAGAAGGTTTTGATATTCCCTACACAGTGAACAGAATACAAAAAGTAATGTCGAAAGATGACACAAGGAGACTGTGTCTGTGGAACACATATCCACGCAAGAGACTGTTTGAAAGATTTGGCAATGAAGAAGTCACATATGACATAATTGGCAGAGTGCACTTAGACTACATGCAATTGTATAGAAAATATACGTATGAAGAACGCCATTCATATGCTTTAGACTTTATTTCCAAGATGGAGTTAGGTGAACAAAAGACTCCATATGAAGGCACACTGGATCAACTGTACAACAAAGACTTTGTCAAGTTTATTGAATACAACAGGCAGGACGTGGCACTGCTGGGTAGGCTGGATGCCAAATTAAAATTTATTGATTTGTCCAATGAACTGGCTCATCAAAACACTGTATTAATTCAAACCACCATGGGTGCTGTGGCAGTGACTGAACAAGGCATTGTCAATGAAGCACACAGACGTGGCATGGTCGTGCCTGATCGTGTAAGGCGTGAACCAGGATCGGATCCGGCGGCGGGTGCCTATGTAGCATACCCCAAGAAAGGACTACAGGATTGGATTGGATCAATCGACATCAACTCACTGTATCCGTCTGTGATTAGAGCATTAAACATGGCTCCAGAAACCATTGTGGGACAATTACGCCAAACACTCACAGAAGAAGAAATCGAACGCAGAATGACCATGGAAAAGAAATCATTTGCAGGTGCATGGGAAGGCGAATTTGGATCAATGGAATATCAAGCAGTGATGCGAAAAGATAGAGCACAGAGCATAACCATTGACTGGGAAACAGGCGAGTCAAACATATTAAGTGCCGCAGAAGTGCATGAACTAATTTTTAACTCTGATCAACCATGGATGTTGAGTGCTAATGGCACAATATTCACACATGAGTTTGCAGGTGTTATTCCTGGACTGTTAGAACGCTGGTATGCAGAACGCCAAGAACTACAAGTTAAAAGAAAGAAAGCAATCGATGCAGGCAACAAAACTGAACAGGCATTCTGGGACAAGCGACAGTTGGTCAAAAAGATTAACTTGAACTCACTGTATGGTGCTATCCTTAATCCGGGCTGTAGATTTTTTGACACACGCATAGGACAGTCAACCACACTCACAGGCAGATGCATTACAAAGCACATGGCTGCCAAGACCAACGAAATAATCTGTGGTGAATATGATTACAGAGGACCAGCTATTATCTATGGTGACACAGACTCTGTGTATTTCTCAGCATATCAACCACTCAAAGCAGAAATTGACGCAGGCAACATTCCGTGGAGCAAAGAGAATGTGGTGCAACTGTATGACTCTGTGGCGGCAGAAGTCAACAAATCATTTCCAAAATTCATGCTGGAAGCATTTAACTGTCCTTCATCATATGGCAAATTGATTGCGGGTGGCAGAGAAGCAGTGGGTTCTAAAGGACTTTTTATAACCAAGAAAAGATATGCCATGAAAATTTATGATCTTGAAGGCGAACCTGTAGACAAAATCAAAGCCATGGGTTTAGATCTCAAACGCTCAGACACTCCTGCATACATCCAAGATTTTCTATCTGATGTGTTAGACAAAGTGCTAACAGGTGCTGGAGAAGAAGAAGTAATGGACTTTATTGCTGACTTTCGTTTAGAATTCAAAAAGATGCCTGGTTGGGAAAAAGGTTCACCACGACGTGTGAACAAATTGACAGAATACTGGAGCAGAGAAAAACGCAAAGGCAAGATCAACATGCCTGGGCACGTGAGAGCTGCCATCAATTGGAACACACTAAAAAAAGTTTACAATGACAAATATTCAATGGACATCATTGATGGCCAGAAATGTATTGTGTGTAAACTCCGTGACAATCCTATGGGGTACACATCAATTGCTTATCCCACAGATGAGTTGAGAATACCAGACTGGTTCAAAGAATTGCCATTTGCTGATGATGAAATGGAATCCACACTAATAAACAAAAAACTAGAGAATCTTATTGGTGTGCTGGATTGGAATCTTGGTAATTCAGAAGCAGAAAATACCTTTGACAAATTGTTTAGTTAGAGTTGACTTTAGCTCTAAATAATTTTATAATAAAACAACTTAGGAGATACACAGTATGAAAGACACACTACAAGACATTGTCAAACACACACATTCATTAGGTTTTATTGACCTTGTAAAGATTGTAGGTGATGACAAATCCACAACAATTGATGCTATGGCAGAAGACAGATCGGTTGTTGTTAAATCAGAATTAAAATCACCTGTCTCAGAATTTAAAGGAACATTCGGAATGCCGAATTTAGGTAAACTGGATATCCTACTCAAACTGCCTGTCTACAAAGACAAAGCAGAAATTACAGTCAACACACAAGAGCGTAACGGCGATACTGTGCCGGTAGGGTTACACTTTGAAAATGATTCCAAAGACTTTAAAAATGATTATCGTTTTATGAATGCTGAGATTGTGAACGAAAAATTAAAATCTGTACAGTTCAGAGGCGTAACATGGCATGTTACAATCAAGCCAACCATGCCGGATGTACAAAGACTCAACTTTCAAGCACAGGCTAATGCTGAAGAAAATGTGTTTACAGTATCAACAGACGGTGATGCTCTTAAATTTAAGTTTGGTGATGCTTCATCACATGCTGGTGAATTTACGTTTGCCACAGGCATCAAAGGTAAATTAGATAAAACTTGGGCATGGCCAGTGGCACAGGTCACTCAGATTCTCAAACTGATAGAAACCAACGAATGTGAAATGTCATTTTCAGATGATGGTGCACTACAAATTACACTTGATTCAGGCATGGCTTCATATCAATACATACTACCTGCACAAAGCAAGTAAATGAACATCAATCTCACTGCTGAACAAAAAGACTATGCTGTGTTTCTTCCAGCAGTGAGTGGATTCTATGCCACATTTATTGGCAAACAACAGTCCACAGAGTACGTGGAAACTTCACGTATTCCATCTAATTTTACACACGGTGTTGAAAGTCTAAACTTTCTCAATCCTACACAAGGACAGTTTCAATACAAATGGTGTTTATACTCGGCTGGTCATGCCGACCTAGATATTAATCGTGATTCTCCTAAAGAAGACATGTTTAGAAAACGTGATCGATCAACATCTTGGGCATTAGGTGACTCGGGTGGATTCCAGATTGGTAAAGGTGTGTGGGAAGGTGACTGGAAAGATCCCACATGTCCCAAAGCACAAAAGAAACGTGAATCTGTTCTTGCGTGGATGGATGCCTACATGGACTATGGCATGATACTGGATATTCCTGCTTGGGTGGCTCGTTCACCCAAAGGACAAAAAGCCACAGGTATCACCACATACGAAGAAGCCTGTCAGGCAACTAATATCAACAATGAATATTTCATGAAGCATCGTTCAGGTGCTTGTAAGTTTCTTAATGTGTTACAGGGTGAAAATCACACAGAAGCAGATGATTGGTATGAGCGAATGAAAAAATTCTGTGATCCCAAGCAGTATCCAGACACACACTTTAATGGTTGGAGCATGGGTGGACAGAACATGTGTGACATACATCTGGTGTTGAAGCGATTGGTTGCTCTGAGATTTGACGGTTTATTAGAAAAAGGTGTACATGACTTCATGCACTTTTTAGGCACATCAAAGCTTGAATGGGCCACACTGTTGACAGATATTCAACGAGCAGTCCGTAAACACCACAACCCAAATTTCACAGTGACCTTTGACTGTGCTTCTCCGTTTTTAGCAACAGCCAACGGACAGGTGTATTGTCAAGTAGAAACAGAAGATAGATCAAAATGGGTGTACAGAATGGTGCCTTCCATTGATGATAAAAAGTTGGCCACAGACACCACAGCATTCGCTGAAGCGTTTGTGAGAGAAGGCAAGCATGACTCATTTTTAGACTCGCCAATCACTGATGGACTTGAAGCTAAAGATGTGTGTATCTATGCTCCAGGTGATCTCAACAAGATTGGCAAAGAAGGCAAAACATCATGGGATTCTTTTTCATATGCTATACTAATGGGACACAATGTTTGGATGCACATTAATGCTGTACAAGAAGCCAACAGACAGTATGATGGTGGCAAAATACCAAACATGTTAATCAATGAAACATTTGACAGAATAATGTTTAGAGATATAGTAGAAGCAATATTTTCTACAGATGACAGATCTGTAGCAGATGCTATAATACAAGAGTATTCTAAGTACTGGATGAGTATTATAGGAACCAGAGGAGCCACAGGGAAAAAAACAGTAAATGCTTCAACACAATTTAACAACCTATTTGAGGAGGTATAAATGACAGAAGAAAAAGTATTACATTTCAAACAACAACTTAAAAAACTTAAGAAACAAGTCAAACAGATGGAATCTCAACGTGAGAAAACCAGATCATGGGAACACAAAGCAGAATTGTTGGAAATGAAAAAACAAAAATTGTATTGGAAAGATCTTTTGGTATAAGAATGGACAACATCATGGACATGAAAGGCAACGTAGTGATTAAACTAGACGATGCTGATTTCAAAGCAACCAATCCTGGTGTATGGTGTTGGTCTGTGAGAGACATGATCGACGACAAGCATTTTACAGACTGGTCCGAATATGGAGCAGACGAAACACTATGAAAACAATATGGGTAACATTCAAACGAGAAGGCATTCACAAGTATCCTGCGGCACTAGAAGATCCTAAACTAGAAGACGTAAAATTTCTAGGATATCCACACAGACACATGTTTCATTTCAAAGTGTGGATAGAAGTATTTCACGATGACAGAGACATTGAATTCATTCAGTTCAAAAGATGGTTGGAATCACTGTATCAAGGCACACTTGAGTTAGACTACAAGTCATGTGAAATGATTGCAGACGAACTTGCTGATCAGATACAAACAAAATATCCTGGCAGACAAGTGAGAATAGAAGTTTCAGAAGATGGCGAAAATGGCTGTGACATTAACTATGAAGTTAAAAGCAGTCAAGCACTAACAGATCAAGAATATCAAGAACTTGATAAGTCAGTGGGGAACATATTCAACTGATGTCAAATCCTGGACCCTACAAGTTTGAACATACGGTTGTGATTGCTTCTGACAAAACCACTGATCGTGGTGGATACTATGACACAGAGGGAGGTGCTCTCAACGGCAACTACACAGACTTTGATGTTGGCTGTATGGTGTCAAACGATTTAGGGCGTAAAGGTTATGAGTATGGTGTTGACTTTTACTTTGAAGACGCTGGCTGTGACGAAGTGTGTTTTTCTGTAAAAGATCCAAAGTTATTAACATATCTTTCAACCAGTTATACAACTGTTGCACGTGAAGAAAGCATACACGGATGATTTATATTGTAGACATAGAAGCAGTAGAAACTCGTTACACCGCAGAGTGGAAACGACATCTGCCCAAACAGATCGAATCATACACAGGACAAAAGGTCATAACAATATCAGGTGGCGAGACTCCACAGGCCACAACACCAGGTGCTTTTCTTAACTTTGGTGGCACCAATGTGTACAAGTCTAAACAGTTGGAACAGATTGCTACCATGTTCTGTGAAGGCAAGGTCAAAGATGGTGACTACTTCCTATACACAGATGCATGGAACCCTACAGTAATTCAATTAAAGTACATGGCAGAACTGTTAGGTGTTAAAATTAAAATTGGTGGCATGTGGCACGCTGGTTCCTATGATCCGCAAGACTTTTTAGGCAGACTTATC